GGATAGCTTTGGCGCGAACTTCAATGAGAAGATCAAGGCCTACTATGAATCGATCAGCAACTTCGGCGCTCAAGTTGGGGATGCCGTCGTCAATACCTTCCAAGGCCTTGAGGATCAACTGACCAGCTTCGTCACCACCGGCAAGGCGAACTTCACTGATCTAGCCAATAGCATCATCGCCGACATTGCTCGCATCGCGATTCGGCAGGCAATCATTAGGCCACTAGTGGGTGGCGTGATGGATTTGTTCAATATCCCTAGGAGCGCCATGGGCAACGTCTTCGCCCAGAACGGCATCCAGAAGTTCGCCCGCGGCGGCATCGTCGACAAGCCGACGATGTTCCCCTTCGCCAAGGGCATCGGCCTAATGGGTGAGGCCGGACCTGAGGCGATCATGCCGCTACGCCGCGGCCGTGATGGCCGGCTTGGAGTACAGGCCACCAACGGTGGCGGTGCGGTGAGTGTGACGGTGAACGTTGATGCCGCTGGCTCTAACGTGCAAGGCGACGGCAATCAGGCCAACCAACTTGGTAAGGCCATTGGCATCGCGGTCCAGCAGGAACTGATCAAGCAGAAACGACCAGGAGGCTTGCTCAACTAATGGCCACCTTCACCTACACGCCCAGCTTCAGCGCTGATCTGTCCGAAGCGCCTACGGTGCGCACCGTTAAATTTGGCGATGGCTATGAGCAACGCCTTGCCTATGGCTTGAACACACAACCAAAGACCTGGCAGCTTCAGTTCAGCAATCGAAATGATACCGAACGAGACAACATCCTCACCTTCCTGCGCGCTCGAGGTGCTACTGAGTCGTTTGACTGGACTGATCCGAATGGCTATGCCGGCAAGTGGGTGTGCAGCGAATGGCAGACCAGTCAGGTGAGCTGCAACTTCAACAACATCACGGCCACCTTCCGTCAAGTATTTGAACCCTGATGCCGTACTCAGCTTGGTCATCCGCCACGTCTTATTCGGTTGGTGACATTGTTGCCCCCACCACCGGCACAGCAGCAGGTTTGGCGTTTCGCTGCACTGTTGCAGGCACTTCCGCCGCTACAGAACCGAGCTGGAACACAACAATCAATGTCACAACCATCGACAACACGATTACATGGTTGGCAATTTCCGCTTTATCGGCGGAATTTCAGCTTATTGCGCCTTCCGCAATCATTGAACTGTTTGAGTTGCAGTTGAATACAACGCAGCATGGAGTAGATACGCTTTACCGATTCCACGCTGGTGCAAACTCAAACGCCAATGGTGAAATTGTGTTCGACGGCGAAAGCTATATGCGTCTACCTATTGAGGCCACCGACTTCAACTGGAATGGCACCGGCCAGTTACCGCGACCCAAGCTAAGCGTCAGTAATTTGATGGGAACAATCACGGCGCTGCTACTCAGTCTGCCCAATGGTCTTGAAGGCGCAAAAGTTACTCGGAGACGCACACAGGCAAGGTATTTAGATGCGGTCAACTTTCCTGGTGGCGTGAGTCCTTATACACCCGATCCCCTCGCCGAATGGCCACGCGAGGTCTACTTTATTGATCGCCGCTCAACCGAAAACAGGGATGTGGTGGAGTTTGAGCTTGCCTCCAGTTTTGATTTAGCCGGCGTTCGAGCGCCCAAAAGGCAGTGCATCAACATTTGCCAATGGGTATACCGAAGCCCGGAGTGCAGCTACACAGGCACCACCTACTTCGATGCCAATGATGAATCCGTGCCGGATCCAGAAGAGGATGTGTGTGGCAAACGCCTAAATAGTTGCAAGCTGCGCTTTGGCGAAAACGAGGTTTTACCCTTTGGGTCATTCCCCGGAATCGGAACCTTCTACGCATGACCTGGAAAGACGCTGCACTCGCTCACGCGAAAGCTGAAGACCCACGCGAAGCCTGCGGGCTACTCGTGGTGGTTAAAGGCCGGCGGCGTTATGTGGCGTGCCGCAATTTGGCGGAAAACCACCAGCAATTCATCCTGGATCCCAACGACTTTGCGGCTGCCGAAGACAAAGGTGAAGTGCTGGCAGTTATCCATTCCCACCCGTTAACACCGCCGCAGCCAAGCCAGGCAGACCTTGTATCCATCGAGAAGAGCGGCCTCCCCTGGTGGATCGTCAACCCCAAAACAGAAGCCTGGGGTGGACCGTTCGAGCCTTCCGGGTATGAGGCGCCGCTGCTTGGCCGCACCTGGACATGGGGCGTTGCCGATTGTTGGACACTGGCGCGGGATTGGTGGCAGCGTGAGTGGGGTTTGGAGTTGCCGGACTGGGAGCGCCCAGCCACACCCGATCTATTTCTGGCCGACCCGTTGTTTGACCGCTACTGGAGCGAGGCTGGCTTCCGCGAACTGCACGAGAGCGAACCGCTGCAACGTGGTGATGCCCTATTGATGGCCATCAACTGCCGTGGCCTTAACCATGTTGCCGTCTATCTTGGTGAGGACCAACAAATCCTGCATCACCTGCAGGGACGCCTAAGTAGCCGTGACTTGTACGGCGGTTGGTTCTACGATGTGACTGGAAGGAGGCTGCGCCATGCTTCGCGAGATTAGGTTGTATGGCCAACTCGCCAAATTCATCGGCCATCGCGTCCTGCACGCTGATGTAAGTAGCGCAGCCGAGGCTGTCCGCTTCTTGCTGGCAAACTGGCCTGCCCTTGAGCAGCATATGGCCAGCCAGCATTATCGCGTGGCACTCGGGGAGCGTGATCTGGCATTGGAGGAGGTTTGCGATCCTGCCGGCAGCCAAACAATCAAAATTGTTCCTGTTATTGGTGGTGCGGGCGGCGGCACAGGGCAAATCTTGGCCGGTATCGGTTTGATTGCGGCATCAATTATTCTTGCGCCAGCCGGTGCTGGCTTTTTGGGATTGGGCGCAGGACTAAAGGCATCCGTTGCATCAGGATTAGCGACTGGTTTTATTAGCGCTGGCGCATCATCCATTATTGGCAGCATTGGTGTTGTATTGGTTTTGGGTGGTATTTCGCAACTCATGACGCCTACCACCAACACCCCTCAAGGCGTCAATCAACAAGACGATCCCAGGAAGTCTTACTCGTTCAGCGGGGTCCAGAACGTATCTCGTGCAGGGGTTCCGGTTCCGATTATTTTCGGCGAGGTTGTGGTTGGCTCGACGGTTATTTCAGCCGCAATCGACATCGACCAGATATGAAAAAAACTGATCCACGTTTACTGCAAGGTGCCGGTGGCGGCGGTGGCGGCTTTGGCAGTGGAAAGGGCGGCGGCGGTGGTGGTGGTGCCGGCGGATCGTATACGCCCACGGAGGCACGCGACAACCTCAACAGCACCGCATTCGCCAATGTCATTGACCTGCTGGGTGAGGGCGAAATTGAAGGCTTTGCGACTCCATCACGCCTCGGCTACACACGCGGCACGGAGCTTTATAACACCACTCTTCTGAAGGACATTTATTTTGATAACACACCGGTTCTTCGGACTGGGGCAGACGAAACATCACCGCAACCTGCTGATTACAACTTTAAAGTTGCATCAATTCAAACGCGGTACGGGACACAGGCGCAAGATTATATTCCAGGATTTGATAGCGCCGATGATGAGACCGCCGTTGGAACGGTTGTTTTACAAGCAACACCCGTCACTCGCACAATTACCGCAACAGACACTGATGCCGTTCGAGTAACAATCAGTATTCCTGCGCTGCAGCAGATTAAAGACAACGGCGATATTGTTGGCGCCAAAATCAGGCTGCAAATTTCAGTTCAATACAACGGTGGCGGCTTCAGCATTGTCAAAGATGACACTATCAGTGGCCGCACAAATGACCAATACCAGCGTGATTACATCATCAAATTAGATACTATAAATGGCACAATAACAGGCACATACAGCCAAGCAGCAACAACCGTAACTGTCACGACTGCAACCCCGCACAACCTTACAGTCGGCGCTGCTTTTTACTCAGACATTCTTTCCGGAACGGCGACCAGCGGCACACGCACTGTGCTGGCCGTAACAAATAACACTACATTTACATATACGGCGCCCACATCGCTAACCACGAGCGGGAACATTCAACTGAATGATTCCTTCCCGGTAGATATACGTGTTACTCGTGTAACGGCAGACAGCACCAGCGCCAAACTGAGTAACTCGTTTACCTGGACAAGTTTTACGCAAATTGTCTACGGCAAACTGAAGTATCCCAACAGCGCCCTTGTTGGCATACGCCTTGACGCTGAACAATTTAACAATATTCCACGACGCGCCTATCAAGTTCGCGGCCTTAAAATTCCCATCCCGTCAAATGCCACTGTTGAATTGGCAACTGGACGGCTGACATATGCCGGCGTTTGGAACGGCACATTTGGAGCTGCTCAATGGACATCAGATCCTGCCTGGTGTCTATACGCACTTTTGACAAACACCCGATGGGGCTTTGGCGATCATATTGACAGTAGCCAGCTTGATAAGTGGGCGTTCTATGCCGCTAGCCAGTATGCCTCCGCACTGGTTCCCGATGGATTTGGCGGCACTGAACCCCGCTTCAGCTGCAACGTCAACATCCAAACCAGCGAAGACGCCTACAAGCTCATCAACGACCTCTGCAGCACCATGCGGGCTATGCCCTACTGGAGCGTTGGTGCGCTGACCATCTCGCAGGATCGACCGCAGGATCCCACATATCTTTTTACTCTTGCCAACGTTACTGCAAGTGGATTTAGCTATAGCGGTAGCAGCCTGAAGCAGCGCCATACCATTGTCAGCGTTAAATACTTCGACCTTGAAACTCGTGATGTCAACTTCGAGGTTGTTGAAGCAGCAGCCGACACAATCGCCAAGTATGGAGTGCTGCGTGCTGATATTGAAGGCTTTGCTTGTACGTCAAGGGGGCAGGCAAGACGTCTAGGCGAGTGGCTGCTGTATTCAGAACAGAACTCTGAGATCATCACATTTACGGCGTCTATCGAGGCTGGCGTAATTTGCCGACCAGGCCAAGTTATTTCTGTTCAAGATCCAATGCGTGCTGGCGCCCGCCGTGCTGGACGCATTTCAGCAGCAACCACAACTACCATCACCGTTGATAACACTGCCAACACGGATTTGTCAGTTGGTGGTGGCTGCACGGTCTCTGTAATTTTGTCTGACGGTATTGTCGAAACAAGAGATGTATCAACAATCTCTGGCGGAGTCATCACGGTTTCGTCCGCATTTACATCGGCACCACTTGCAAACAGCATTTGGATGCTTTCCGACGACACGCTTGCAACGACAACTTGGCGCATCCTTGGCGTCGAAGAGCAAGACGGGTTTCTTTATACGATCAACGCAATTACCTACGACCCAGGCAAGTTTGACTTTATCGAGCAAGACAC